AAACTGCATCATACTTGCATAAGATGGTCGGTCTTTTCTAAATCTTGCTCCGTCTCCAGAGAACTCTCCCGAAGATTGAATCTTCGCCTCCATCTTTGCCCACCAGATTGCCCGCTCTGGCTTCTCCTGTATCAAACTAAGTGTCTGCGGGTATCCCTTCAGAAAGCATAGGTCGCAGTTCCCGTGATAGGTCTTGCCATTAAAGTTTGGCAATCCTAAATCAAATGATTGAGACTTCCAAAACTCACCAACATCTTGAGCAGTTACTCCGGCCACAAATAACGGGACTCGATCTTTGCTCATCTTGGCAGCTCGGCGTGGTTCATCCGCACGGATTCCAATCCAATCGGTGTTCTCGTCATGCTCCCAGCCAATTGATTTGAAGTATCTATGGATGGTTCTGATCTTGAGTTCAGCCGTGCAGAACCGTGTTACTGGATTCGGTAAGAACTTTTTCTTTTCAATAAGCACCTCAAACGGCTCCCCGTTTCGGCTGGCCGTCTCAAAGGTCACCTCCTTAAACTTCGGATCTTCTCTGATGTATTCGAGCCAAAGGATAGGGACTTTCCAGTTGTCCTGGCAGTCCTTCACAAACTTCAGGGTGGCCTCCTCCTCCTTGCCTGTGTTAGCGAAAACAACCTTGGCCTCCTCAGGTAGACCCCCGTTGGATTGAAGGATCCTCCACAGCATATACCCGCTAGTCCGACCGCCACTGAATGACACGACTGTCGGTTCTGTTATCTTGAATGGGTCTTGCACTAGATGGTCTCCTTGTTTTACATCTACTATATCATGATATTCAAATTTCCCCAAGGGGTGGAAGCCGAGACTTTTCCCCGCCCCAAGGCGCCAATGTGGAGGCACCTCTAGGCAACCCGAAGGTAGCGATTCATTCACCAAGAGTCTTGTCCCACCGCTTTCCTCTTGGCTACTCCAGTCCCTCGCTAACAGGCTGGAACCTAAACACGGGGTGTCCTTGCTAGGTGTCTACTCTGACGGGCAGCCGATTCAGGCTCACAACTAACGGGCGTCTTGCCGGTCGGATACCAAGCGCCCAAAGAAAAACCTCTTAGGGAGGACTTGGGCTTGACAGGCCAGCATCGGGCGAGAACCAAACGATGACTACAAGCCCTCTCTAAGAGGTTCTGGTGCTACTAAGTTCTCGCCAAACGCCGGGTGTCAATCCGACAGTTAAGAGACTACCACAAGTCCTATAAGTTCCGCAAGTGGGCGGGGGCAGATTCGGTGGTTCAACAAGACCGGATGGAAAGCAGGAAAAACTCCGGTATCCCACATCCTCTGGTGCCTGCTTAACACCCCCATGGGTGGGGCGGGTTGTGTACGAACGACCGAATCCCACGTTGCAGGAATCTTGAGTTCCCCGCCCCAATTTTAGATTACTCTTTAATTTCCACAAAAAAAACCCCCAGATGTTTAGTCTGGGGGAAAGTACTACGAGGAGGTGTCCAAAAGCCGCTAGGAGAATGGACTAGCCAAGGAGATTGGCTGGCTCAGAATATAAGCCACCACTAACATCCTGTCAACTAGAACGGCAATAAGTCCACGGTCTTCCACAGACCTACGGGGACATCAAAGAACGGCTCATCAAGGAGATACTTGTTATCCACCTTGACCACTGGGCTAGACAGGATGTCTTCCCCCCTGGCCCACATGGCCTGAGACATATCCTTGGAGACGGCAAACAAAGTCGTCCCCTTAGCCATCTCAAAGAACTTCTTCTTCCGGAAAGGAACATGGACGGTCTGGAAGGCAAACTTCCCAACCCAGTTATGCCGGCGCTCAACCTCGGCATAACCCACAACATCCTCGCCTGACCGGACAATTAGATCCACCCCGTACTTATCCCCCTCGGTGGCCTCGAAACTCCACTGATATTTTATGAAATCACGGACAGCCTCTTTGGCTATCTTATCGTTCTCATCATGTAGGGATTGATCAAACGGCTTCAATTTTTATACGGATCTCTTTGGATAACCGTCTTCGTCAACATGATAGTTCTCCCCGCCAACCTTAAGCACTACGTCTGGGGCGCAACTACATGGCGTCTTATTGGAAACCTTACAATAATTGTCGTGCGCCACCTGAGCCTCGATGACAACTCCAATACCCTGTCTCTCTCTGATATAGCCCATGCCAAGGTAGATCCTCTGCATATAATCAAGTCTCATACTTCCTCCTTATGAATCCGGCGCCCAACCATTGATGCTTTGGCGTAACCGCCTCATGGCTCGGCTGTCCGGGTTGTCATACGCACCTTCAGCAATCTGATCTTTACGGATTAAATCAAACGCCTTGAGAATTGTTTTCTCTCCAACCAATGCTGAAAGAAAATACTTACTCCACAAAACATCTTTCACGGTTACAGAAGTTGTATCGGTAGAAATAATGTAATACAACATTCTAAGCATCACCCATTCTCTATGGGTTAACCGATCAACAGGTTTGTCATGAACACTCCACCTAATACCACTTCTCCTCATTTGACCTCCAAATAATCGTTCTCAAATAACCAACCGATCGTTCGACGATGCGCCTCATCCCACATATTAACTCTGGCCTCCTTGGTCAGACCCGCACCCTGATCTAAATTCATATGGCACTGATAACACAGAGCTGCAATCCGATAATCATGGGCTTTGATCGAGCGCCCCTTTCCATCCCTCAACTGATTGGAGTGAGCTGCAACCACAGTCCCGTTCTTTGCACCACAAGACTGGCATGGGGATTCCCTGACGGTCTCAAGTAGTTTCTTGTTTCGGTAGTTCATCGACTGCCTGAATCCTTTCCCCAATCCATGCCATGACATTGACAGCCATAGAGTTACCCAAGGCCTTGTATCTTAGGCCGTCTGGCGTTTCTTTCCCCTTCCATGGGATAGCCGTGTACCCATCCCTAAATCCCTGGAGTCGCTCACATTCCAAAGGAGTTAATCTTCTAACTCCCAGCCGGTTCATGACGGCGTGTTTGTCTCCTTTGGTAAGGGTCGGCGCAGGATCTCCATCTTGACCTACCCCAAACCCATTACCCTTACCATCTTGCTTATCACCTCTTTTGCCAGAGAATCGAGTGGCCTGATCATGGATAGGGATAGTCTGAACCACGGCCTGAGTCGATCGCACATCCCCCTGATCAAACAGGTTTAGGGTATTGGCTACCCCATCATCAACCCAAGTCTCAGAATCCTCGGTGGACTGAGCACGACGGCTCTTGCGGTAGGCACTCATAATCGGGACGTTACCACCACCAGTCCCCCAGCGTTGAGTCATGGTCTGGCAAACCTCTCCCATCTCCCTGACCCGACTATCGGCTGGATGATACTCGTAGACCACGGCATTCTCTTGGCCTTGGTTAGTAGCCAATGGAAAGGCTACGTTAGATATGATTGGATCTTGGGTTCCGTGAACGACCATCGGCTCGGTAATTGGATGAGGTATTAGTCTTCCTGTGTAGGCATCTTGTCCTGAATAAGATCCGGGGTGTGTGTCAGCACAGAGGGTTCCAACTGTTTCTGGGACACCATCTCCATGAGAGCTTCTTTCAATGCCGGAGGCAATGTCTTGGATCTTCGTTCGGCTCGGTTCAGGATTCCCTGACAGGCAGTGGCGCTCAAATAAAACCGCTGCGGCACGATGCCAGCTTCCAAGATATCCGACAACGAAGATACGCCTTCTTCTTTGTGGGACTGCCCTTGGAAACTCGTGTGTTCGGACGTACTGAGCGTCAAGGACTCGGTAGGCCCACCCATACCCGAGTTCAACCAACCCTCGAAGTAAGGAGGCAAAATCCTCTCCTCCGTTGGATGATAAGACGCCGGGGACGTTCTCCCATACCAGCCATCGGGGCCGATGTTTCCTAGCAATCGCAAGATAGGTAAGCATGAGGTTCCCACGAGGGTCATCCAATCCCTTTCTAAGTCCTGCGACCGAGAAGGATTGACAGGGGGTTCCTCCGACAAGAAGGTCAATTGTTCCAAGATTCCATTCCTCAAACTTAGTCATGTCCCCAAGGTTCGGGACATCTGGGTAGTGGTGATTCAAGACTTCCGATGGGAAAGGCTCGATCTCCGAAAAGGCGGCTGGCTCCCAACCTAATGGGTGCCACGCACAGGTTGCAGCTTCAATCCCGCTGCAAACGCTCAAGTAACGCATCTCTCCTCGCTAATTCTTCTGATAATAATTTCATCACGACCGACGCCCTGAGCATCTGTTCTATCTCCCATGGGCTACCCATATGTTTTGCGTTCGCCTTTAACCAGGCCGACAACCTAAGAGCCTCGTTCATTTCTTTCCTTCCTGATGTCATACCAGCAGGTCAGGACTATTATTCCCAACATCCAAAACAGAAACTTAACCGCACTCACAGCTTGCGCTTGATGTAGGTAATCAATTGCATTCGTCCAGCTCATCTTCGTCCTCCAGTTCATAAATTAAATCTCCTTCACAGCACTCAGAGACAGATTGCCAATCATCGTGGTACGAAATCGCACCCCAATACTCTGTCCGACCATAACCAAAATTACGCCTTACTTCATTACAAGACTTCTTGCACTCTGAACATATGGGGAAATCCATTACTTACTCCTCAAATTATTGATCTCATTATCTGCTGCGGCCAAATCCGTTTTCAACATCTGAACCATCGACTCAAGGTTCTTAATCTCCGTATACTGAGTGGCTAACACCACATCAGCAAACTTACCTACATCATCTATATCATCAAAAATCCATTTACCAAAGTCGTCTTGATAACCATTTGCCAGTTCCGCAAAGTCAGCAATCTGATCAAGTGTTAATTGAATAGTCATTTCTTTCTCCTCTCGTGCCATCTTTTACTTTGTTCGCTAACCCACAGGGCGGCGCATACTAACTCTAATCGTTCACTAGGGGGGTCTAGTTTAAAGGCTTGTTTGTGACCATCCTCGAGGCCGCCCTTATAGCCAGCACTCCACCCGACCCACAACGTAAACACCAACACAGCGATTAGAGCAAAGGCTTTCATAAGAACCCCCGTTACTTTGTGATGTTCCAAGTTTTGTTTCTATTTGATCGTTTATTAACTCTATCTGTTGCAATATCAGACAAAATAAATTGCTTGGCCTTCTTCTTTGAGTATGAGATGTTTGCTTTTTCCCGGGTAATCTTGTCGTAATCAAACTCAATTTTTGAAACGTCATACTTAATCTTGGACATCGAATCAGCAAGGGTCTCTACCTCGCTGGCCTTGTGCTTCCACAATATGTCAGCAATCTTCGGAAGGTAGGCGCATATAAACCGGCTGGTATAAACATTTGCCTGACCCGGCAACCTTGGGATTCGCCTTAACTGATTAAACTGTTCATCTGTAATACCGAAGTTTCTTTTAAATATATGAGCCACAACATACATTTTTAGGGTATCGGAGTTGTAAAACTTTTCAATCAACAGTCGATCCCATTCCCTCTGTAGATTTACTGGTTCATCCACCGTTCTTCTCCTTTAGTTTGGCTTCGATGGCACGGGCAAACTCATCAACATAAACAGAACCATAAGACACTTTCCATAAATCACATAGAGGCTCCAGTTCTTCCTCCGTCAGCCCAACCCATTTACGCTTTGGCATCTGAAAGAAAAATCCAGTTGGTTGCACGTCTGCTTCTCGTCCAGCGGTTCCGTTGCCCGTATACTCAACAGGCTCCGCTTCTTTGCTTGGGTCAGTCATAGCCGGGTGCCGCCTTTGTTTCTGTTTGCACAAGGCCACACTTGTTTCAACGCATCGGTAACTAACATATCTGCGCTCT